AATTATATCCATTATAAACGGTTGCTGCAGTTCCAACAAGACCAGCAATCTGAATCCTATTACCTACAGATAATCCATGAGCCTTACTGGTTGTAACTGTAACAATACCAGCGATTGAAGTATTGGCAACACCAACTATACTTGAGAATCCAACTGCTTCATCTGTAACGAAGAAAATACCAGTTGTTACACCAACAGGTCCAGTGTAGATACCAACATTAGATCCTGTAGTTTGTCCTGCTGGAACATTTGTATAAGTAATTGACTTGGCACTTGGTATACTTGTAATCTTATATGCACCATCATATCCATTATTACGATCATCAAGAGTACCAACACCCATAACCTGAACAACATCACCAATATTATTACTAATACCTGTTACTTGAACAATCGCATTTGCTGTAATACCAGTCAAACCAGGTACAGAAACGACCATCGTATTACCAATACCAAATGCAGAACCACCATCTACAATCTGAACCGCAGAAATTGTTCCAGCAGTACTTACTACAACATTTGCAGTTGCTGAATCACCAACAATATTAGTACCAACTAAATTTGCATTGTAATACTCAGTTCCAACACCAGCAGAAGGTGAATATCCAGCACCTTGTGCAGTGATGGAAACATTAGTAACACTGTTTAAACTATGATTAGTGTCAGAGAATACGGTTGTTATACCAGAATGCTTACTCTCTGCAAAAGTAACTGCATATCCAACTCTATTGTCTCGTAGATAATTGATTGCTGTTTCTTTTGTAATACTATTCAAAGGATCATTTACAACAACCTTACCAATAAGACTGTTAGAAGCAGCAGTTACTGATTGTTGAGGATCATTAGTTGCATTATCCTTATCAACTGTAGGATAAAGTTGAGTAATATTTTGCTTAAACTTAAGATTTGAATATTCAGATACTGTTGGTCTGACATTACCAAGCAAACAAGTTAGATAATAGATTCCATCCTGACTACCAGTAACATAATCCTGAATTGTGTCTACATCTTGAATAGTATATGTTGTATCATATTCATTTCTTTCAAATGCTGGCAAAGATGATCCCTGACCACCAGCAACACGTAAATTGCGAACATTATCGTCAAATATTCCACCAAGATTTGAACTTATATAACTAAAACCTTTTGTTGATGTTACCTTTGTGACTGAATAGTAACCATTATAACCATCAGCATCTACTCCAGTTGTATTAGTAGAACTCTTTACGTTCTTAATGTGAACTTTATCTCCAATACTAAGTCCATGTGGTGTTTCAGAAACCACATTAACCTGATAAGCATTAGCAGTATCAGTACTAATACCTGCAATAATTCTTGGGTTACGATTGGAGATTACATTTTGAATTGTAGATTCTTCACCAACGGTTTTTGATTCTTGAAGAACATAATTCTTCTCTGGTTTCTTAGCAATAGTATCAGTATAACTGCTAGGAATAACATAACGCAATTTGTAAATACGATCAGATAATGCACGAGTCTCTGGTACTCTTCTCACATATAGCGAAGAATTATTTGATGCAATATCTGTAGAGAATCCAACAATTCCTTGATATATTGAATTAGTAGTTGTTGTATTTGTACCAGTGATATACCAATTAGACTTACCAGTATCCCACTGAATTGGATGACCAAATTCACCAGGCAACTTATCCGTTACTCTACTTACTATACTTAAAACACCACCTTTCTGGTTACTAATAGTAACTACAGGTGTTCCAGCAAGAGCATTGTTGAATGTAGTTGCTAATTTAATAGTACTTGCACCAGTGCTAACAACATAATATAACTTTCCATTCTCCAAACCATCTGGCACTCTACCATCATCACTATAAACCCTTACCGATTCCCCACTAAAGAAGTTGTGAGTACCAACTAAGGTTAATTGATTGGAAGTAATATTATTAGTATGTGTTGCTGTTCTTGCAACATTAAATGTCTTCTCCGCACTTGGACCTTCACCAGAAGGTGATGTCATCACTATAGGACTTTCATAAGTGACGTTTGCACCACCAGTAAGAGTGTCAATATAAACCTTTTCACCTTTCTTAGAACCAACTCTAAATCCGTTGGTAATATTATTTGGTGGATTATCTTTATCTGTTGCACCATCAATATACAACTTAGATGTTCCACCAGCACCAATGTTTTGTGCCATTAATGAAGGATCTAAGAGTCTCCAAATAACATTAATTTCCTTATTCTCTATGTCTTTTGGTGGAACAATGTGAGTAACATAACCTGTATCATCACGATCAAATGAATTCTTTCTAAATCCGTGAGAGATTAAAGCTTTAGCACCAAAGTTTGAGTTAGAGTTTGTAATAGACTGCTCACCACCAGACTCGGAAACAAAATGATTGGCAAATCCAATAGCAAATGTTGATACTGCTTGAATTACAGCATCGTTAGTTGCTTTAATATGATAGTTCTTATACCTAGTTCTATAAGTTGCATCCTGATTTATATAAAGTGGTTTCTTAACACCAGAACCTACAGTAGCACTTGTGTCATAATCTCCTGTTGTCTTGTTATAAATTACAAATGCATTATCATCTTTCTGTAGACCAATACCAGTAAACTGAGCAACAACCATAGACTTAAATCCAGTTGCTTTTGCTCCATCACAATGCATTCCACACATACCATAAGCAGATCTCAATGAACAGTTAAAGATATATGGTGACGCACCTGTTACGTTATCAGCTTCAATAACGACTTTAGAGGAGGAAGTAGGATTGATTACATCATCAGTTGCATCATCAAGTAACACATAACTAAACTGTCTCTCACTACTAATTCCAGATACTCTATAACTTCCTTCGTAAAGAGTAGAACTAATACCAGCAATACGAACGGGATCATCAACTGTTAAACCATGTGCATTTATTGTAGTAACAGTTGCAACTGTTCCACTAGATGTCAATGATTGTATTGTATTATCATCAGATCTAAGATCACCAACAATTTTAAATTCAGAAGTATTTGGTTCAAAATCTTTGAATGTTGGATAATTAGGTATATTTCTATTACCAGTATTTGCACCATAAGCATTCATCAACTTATAGTAATACTGTTGAAGATCACTAGTTCCAGTCAATTCTTCATTGTTTAATCCATCTGCATACTCAAAACAAGTTAACTTATGGTGAGATAATGCAGGGTTTCTCTTCTCATTAAAGTTTTTACTGTAATATACAGCTTGATTTGCATCAAAAATACTGAATTGCCAGAAATAACATCCACCAGTTACACGGAATATTGCTGATCTTGCTATATTACTATCATCTACATCAGGATTTGGAACATAAAGTGGTCTTACCTTTGTTTTTCTTAAATCAAGACCAACAATCGATGTTCCTTTCGGAACAATTACTCCACCATGTACTGAGTTAAATTTGGCAAGAATATTATCGGAGTTATTTAAATCAAATATTGTTGAGTTACTTAAATCTAAATATGTTGCACTAGTGCTTGCTACTGACCCTGTGACATCATAATACTTTACTCCACTATCTTCTGCAATGGAAAGTCCTGGTCTATTGTCAACGATATGTTCACCTGGATATAGTAAGATAGTCGTTCTATCAAACCTATCATTATTCTGACCTGACTGATAAGCAAATCTCGCAGACTCCAACAATGCTCTCTGAATTGTCTTGAAGGGTCTCGTTAAGGAATTACCTTTATTATCAAAACTATCTGTTGCATCCAAGTCAGATGGATTAACATAAAGAATATTTCCATCCGTATTAATCAGAAAGTTTTCTAACCTAGAAAGAGGCATTGTATTAACACACTAATTTTTCTTCTTACTTATTTATCAAAGTTAATTGAAAAGGGTATTTTGCCAAAAAATTGCCAGAGTTTTTTTTGCCCGATTTTTGAAACAAAAAGCTAATTTCGCTGGCCTAAGATGGTTTTGGATATGCTAACTTAACACTAGTGATTCCAACATACCAATCACCAGTCGTAGCAGCAACACCAAGTTTACCTGCTTTCATATCATGATATAACAAATCCAATTGTTCTCCAAGAGCAGGATAAACAGTGCTACCAACTCCCATTCCTGGTAGAGGACCAACCCTATTTGTTTTGTATTGAACTAATGCTTGTTCAGCATCTAGTTCTGCCCGTGCTGTATCAATCTTATCTTGTTCTAATGTGATAGAATTGTTAGAAGCATCAACTGCACCCGTACTATCGTCAACACTAACTGCATTCGGATATGCTTTATAAATTGCGTCGTGATCTAAACTCATCGGTCAAACTCCATAACTGTTATACTACTAGAAGGAGAGAATCCAGTACTGGATGATGCTCCTCTCTTATTAATCCATGCTTTGTACGCTGCACCAGCATTACCTGATCTGAATTCTACATGATATACATGAGTGCCAGCACCAGGACTATCTAAAATTGTTATTCCAACACTGTTAGTCTCATAATAACCAACCTGTCCTCCAGATTGACCAAAACAACGCTGATCTACACTACTTCCGTCTGTTCCATTTCCTATCGGAGTAGTACCTCTCATCAATCTTACCAAAGCATCATGTCCACCTGAATTTTCTGCTGCTACATTGACATTACATATGATTAAAAATTTACTTGAAGCACTCTTAGCAGTTACTGATATAGATAATCCAGTAACATCTATCCAAGCTGTAGATTGACGAGATTGTCTATCAGTCTTGACTGCATTAGTGATATCAATAAGAGTCTGCCCACCACCCTGAAGATTTCCACTAACTGTTAAATTACCAGTGACAGCAACGTTACCTCCAATAGTTAACGGACCATCAAGTGCTGAAATACTTTGCCATGACCATTGAGTTCCACTACCACCAGATGTAAGAACCTGTCCAGAAGATCCTAAGCCACCATCAGACCATTGCCTTAATCCTTGTGTTTGTGCAGTAAATGCAACCAAATTTTCATCATTAGGATTCCATTGTAATCTACTAGCTTCATCATCCATTTTAATGGTTTGATACTGATTATCAGTAGTACTATCAACAAATAATATATTATGATATGCATCACCATTATCCGTTCTTATCTTAATTGCACCATCAACATTAGTAAAATTACCAAGAGTTCCTTGAAAATTGTTAGCAACAAGTGTATTACTGTTTGCATTATATACTAAATTCCTATCGTATTTCAGGTCTTTATTTCCACTAGCATTATTTGCAGCATCACAAAAAACAATACCTCTACTAATAGTATCAGTATTACTCTCTGTTACAAATGCTTTTGTTGAAGTTGCAGCGTTACCTCCAGATTGAATATATCTACCATCCAAATCAACTGTTTGATTTGTTGCACCATTTATACTAGCAGTTAAAACACCAGTTCCAGTATCAAATGCTAATCCATTACAATAATAATTTGCTCCTGAATTATAATTTGGAGTACCCCAAGTACCATCATGCTTTAAGAATTGTCCTGCAGATCCAGCAGCAGGAACATGTTTTGAGTTCCCTGTTCCAGCATTATGATCAAAAGCCCAATTAGAACTAATTGATTCTGATGTTTGTCCATCTACTGGAGTATCATCAATTCCTCTCCATGAATTACCACCAGAACCTGTATCAGTATTTGTAAATGTAATCTTATCACCATTTCTTGCAATACTTAATCCAGTACTAGCTTCTAAAACTATAGAGTCAGCAGTTCCAGCACTAGGTGTAAGAGTAATTTTCTCTTCATCTGTATTATCACCATCAGTACATGAAATACCATAAGTTGTATTAGTATTAGTAGTGTAACTTGGCAATTTCCACGAACCATCATTAGCTAAAAATTTACTTCCATTACCACTTCCAGCAGCAGGAACATGAGCACTATTACCTTCAAGTTCCTTATGATCATAAGCCCAGTTAGAACTAATTGAAATTGCTGTTGAACCATTTGATGGAGTATCATGAATTGCTCTTTGGGTATCAGTATTGGGATTATTGACAAACTCCAGACCACTTGCATCTGCTTTAACTGCAACAAACTTACTTGCTTGAGAAGTATAATTTGCAGGTGCATCTGATAGTCCTGTAAAAGCAGTTACTAAAGTTGGTTTACCAGTTAAATCACCATATGCTCCAGAAAATAATGTAGGTTTGTTTAATATTGCAGCAGGTGCAGTACTAGAATTCCAATCACTCTGAACTTGTGAAGTTAGATATGTACTAGTATCAACAGACCCATCTGCCTTTAAGAATTCAGATGAAGTTCCAGAAGTTTTTACAAATGAAGTTGCTTCCAATGCTCCAGTAGCAGAATCAAATTTTAAACCAGCATTACTTTTAAGAGCAATATCAGCACCAGTTGCTTTTATAGCAAATACAGGAAAACAAGATGTATCAGTTGCTTCATTAGCAACTGCCACTTGTGCTGCTGCTCCTGCTGCAAGAGTTCCTGCATTTGCCCATGCAACACCAGTTTGCGTTGATGTTAGAACCTGACCGCTAGTACCTGTGATATCATTTTTGTCAGTCAGAGCTCCTGCAATGTCTATATCTGTAACTGCAATATCTGGGGTTCCAGTTAGACCACCAGAAACTCCTGGTGTAATATTAGCACTACCATCAAATGAAGTTCCACCAATCGTTCTTGCTGTTTCAAGTGCTGTTGCAGTAGCAGCATTACCAGTACAAGATCCAGATGAACCAGATGCACTACCATTTAAAGCCCCACTGAAGGTTGTAGCACTAACAGTTCCTGTTACCGTTACTCCTGCATCAGTGGTTTCAAGTCTTAGTGTTGAAGTATTACTAACATTATGATATAACTCACACCCACTACTCTTAACAAATCTAGCAATATTACCACCACTCTCATTTTCCAACTCAATCGCACTACCACTCATAATGGAGATAATCGCATCAGACTTAAGTTCCACTTGAGTAGAAGTAGAATTATGCTGAATCTCTAATGGATCATCAGCACCTATTGTTATCTTTTGATCATCACCTGGTAAAGTGATACCTTTAACAGAAAGAACATTAGTGCTTGGATTATATCTTAAATCATCATCAACTCTGATTGGATTATTACCACTCTTTGCACCAACAAATGTTAACCATTGTTCAGCATCAGTTGAATTTTCATTGACTCCTATATTACTTGCACTATTAACATTAGTAGTATTGGAATTTATCCAATCAATTCCAGAACCAGTAGAAGAAAGTATCTGACCTGAATTTCCAATGTCTCCAGTACTATCCTTTAAAAATTTTACCTTATCAAATTCTGTAGTACCACTGAATGTACTTATCCCACTAACTTTAAAATCTCGACTAGCAGATACACCATAAAGAGTGTCACTACCTATACCAGCAACAGCATCCTCTCCACCAGGAGTAGAATCATCAATGTATGTGTGGAATATTGCCACTTAATCTCTTTTATAATACCTAAAAGTTATTTATTCATTCTTCACTGAAGATTATTTCTCCTCTTAACTCAGCAAGTTTAGTAGTAGCAAGGGCTTCCACACATGTCCAATAAGTTTCTCCACTTACGAGATTCTCATCAGTAAAATATGCTGCCATATCATCCTGAAGATCCTGCAATTCTCTGAGTTGATCTCTACGAATCTCCATAAAAAACCTACACCGTTGAACTATAATAACAAAGAAAGATCATTCTGTCAAGCAAAATAACTTTCATTATTAGGATCTTCAGCAAGGAATTTTATTCCTTCCACTGTGGACTTTCTTTTTTCTAAAAAATCTATTCCAGAAACAGATGCCCATCTCTCAACATATTCCTTTAGAAGTTCTGCTTTTATATGAGTAATTGAGGAATTCATATAGTTATCCCTCTTAGATCTCTCCGCACTTATTAGACCAAGCAATGTAGTTCTTCTTGCTGAAAAAAGTGTATTTACATGTCCAGGATATGCAGCATTATATGAATCACTACTTGTTATTTTACAATCATTTACGGCACCACTTGGAACAGGATCTTTTACTTCTTGTGCTACGAACGTTCCAGTTGCACCAATTCTAGTATCAATACCTTTTCCCAAATTTCCTGTAATTATTGTTGTAGGATTTGTTCCCGTAGTCATGTCAGTAGAAGGACCATATACACCTGTCGAATATGGTGTATCACCAGCATGAGTAAGGTCTTCACAATCATTCCTACCACCCTGAACAACATCAAAACTTACACTAGGTCCATCAGGATCACCGTCTACATCTTCCTCTCCACAACCAGTTGCACCACTTACAGAACCAATAAGATCACTAAGAACTTTTAGTTCTTGCACTAAAGCATTAACAGGTATTGTCATTTCAGCAATTGTCTCATCAAATTTTGCTGCTACTGGAAGAAGACGTTGTATATTATCTTTCGATTCAGGTAACTGCAACTCATTGATATCTTTAATTTGCTTCTTTACCAATGCAACTTCATCATTACATTTTGCAATGACTTCTAATCTTCTTGTCATGATACACCCCTCCCATAATCGTATCCAGCAATAGAGAATTGTTCAGGGTCTTTGGGATAGTCTTTTGGTGACTCTCCTTCATACTCAACAATCAAAGGTTCTCCATCAATTCTAGAAGCCCACACTTCATAATAACACGATGGCAAACACTCGTCTCCTTTTCTGTTACTAATAGTTATCTTATTCTTATCTACAGACTTCACATATGGATGCTGTGCCTTTCCCACAGGAGTTAAAGATACTGTGATACTATCATAATCAACTAACCCATCCCAATACTCTGGAAGTTCTATAGTTTCACTATCCTTTACCTTTCCTCTCACATAAATTGCTGCCTCTGGACCTTCTACACAGATGTGTCTTACTCGATGTCCTTTCTTTTTAGGATGTTCTATATCAAATCCTTTCCAAGTCTGTTTATTAATAATTGCTGACATCGCAACGAATGGACCAACAACCTTTGTTGCACCAGCAGAAGTAACTGCACCAGTAAACTTTGCAGCACCAGTCACTTTATGGAAACCTGTTACAGTATGTGCTCCATTAAAGAATGATGCTGCAGTACACGTATATAATCCAAGTTGATTAGTAGCACCCATAAAATTAGATATACCAATAACCTCAAGAGAAAATGGTAATGCTAATGGTGGTACTACTGCTGGTGGGCCAATACTAACTGCTGCTCGTGGAATTCCAGGTAAACTAACACCAAAAATAGTCAGTCCAGGACATGTTAATGTCCCTGTTGGTAGAACATTTGGAAGATTTAATTTTGAAATGTCTGGTGTTCCTACATGAATTGCACCACTTTGTATCTCTGCGTTTCTTAATGTCATAATAATTTATTTTTTTAGATAATATGCATTAAATTTATCCATAAGATTCATAATCTTATCCATCAAACTACCTGCAAGAGGATTATCTGCACCAGAAGAAGTTGTAACAGGTGCAGATCTACAGTGCAAATCAACAGCACTACCACCAAATACTGAAACATCCATTTCTGTTCTTATGTCTACACCACTTCCTTCCAATTCTAATTTTTCCCCAGATTCTATTACCGTCTGACCAGTACTCATAAGTTTAATTTGACCCTTATCTGTACTATTCTTTGCTTCGAGAGTAATGTTACGACCCCTTAAAGTAATATCACCATCACCGTTTGCTTCAATCACAATATTACCACCATCAGTATGTATTTTAAAAGCAAGACTTCCATCTGTTACATCTTCACTTTCTCCCGTATAAAATTCCATTGATTTATTTGATCGCATCTTCATATTTCCTTGCTTATAAAAATGCAAACCTTGAATAGTATCTGTAGTCATACAATACTCTGCGACTCCATGAGCAGTAGTATCACCACCAGAAGTTATCTCAAATCCAGGATATCCTCTACGATAATAATCAGCAAAGACTTCCTTGGCAGCATCTGCTACTATTTTTTTTACTTCATCCTCACTCAACCCATTTAGAAAAGTTTCTTCTCCTTCTTGGATTTTATCAGTACTAATACCTGCAGAACTTGTCATAATTTACCTCCTATGGACAATCAATTACACTGGTGATACCAATCAATGGTTTCTTCCTTCTAGCCTCTGCACCATCATCAGTAATAGAAAGATCTTTATATGCCATCACTGGAACAAATTCTGCTCCATATCCAGTATCAGTATTTATTTTGATACCTGGAGCAGTTCCGAACTGATCTGGAACAAATGGAACTCTGACATCAACAATAGATCCACCTGGAGTTATAGTAATTGGGAAATTGCTATTACCAATACCAATTGTATCGCCACCAGTATAACCTATACCTGGTCTAACAACATAGATATTTGTCACAATTCCAACAACACTCGTAGTAAGACCAACAGTATTACTACAGTATCCATAACCACGATCCAAAAGAACAACCTGACTAATGGCACCATTGTCATCTACAATTGCTCTTGCATTTACACCACTACCATGACCAGTATTATCAATTATTGCAATGGAAACGTTATCAGTATATCCACTACCTCCATTCAGAACTTCAATAGAGAATATTCTACTATCATTTCCAACAATAATTTTTAACTCTGCACCAGTTCCCTCTCCAGTAACTTCCACTTTAGGTGGAATGCATTTGGGATAAACATATCCAGGATATGCAGGAGAGATATCATCTTGATCAGTAGGATTATCATTTCTCTTGTTACATGCATCAAAGATGGAATTCTTTCCACCAAATAATGTAATAGTAGCAACAGCAGATTCAATTGAACCAAGACCTTTATCTAGTTTACCAGAAGAATCTCCTCCAGTCAAGGTATCGACACTAGAAAGAAGATCCTTAACAGGAGTTCCATTATATTCTTTATTCAATACAGTTTCAGCATCAGTACCACCAATACCAGAGATTGCATCACCAAGTTCCTTTCCAATATTAGTGAGACTGGAACTTATACCAGTAAAGACATTCATATTCTCGACTTGTTTCTGCCAATTATCTGGTGGTTTCGGAATTGCTCCATTAACAGAAGATATCCATTGAGATGGTTTTGTACATTTAAACTCATCACATCCAATGAAACTATAAATTGATTGTGCTAAACTACCAGCATTTCTAAGAAGACCTGTGACTTTAGCCAATCCACCAGTTAACCATTGAACTCCCTTTAAAATTGGATCCAACAAACCCTCAATTTTATCAAAAACTTTTGCAAGAAGACCTGAAACGAATTGTTCTGCAGCACAAACTGGGCCATTAACTAATCTTCCAAGTAAATTTTGGAACATATTAGAAATGAAGGTTCCAATATTATCAATTACCTTTTTAAAGACACAATACAGAAGACCCAAAATACCTTTCAATCCCTTCTGCATTAATGCATCTTGGAGGAATGATGTTACTCCTGCAGGAGATGCTTTAAATAATCCCAAAAATTTACCAAAAAGCCAAGTCAATTTACCAACAACTTTTTTCTTAACTTGATTTATAATATCTTTTAAAATAGCACCGACTTGCTTTTTAATCTTTTCAAGTTGATACTTCATATTAACAACTTCATTAGTAATTGGATTCACCCAATCACCAGCATTTTGCTCAAGAATTTGTGTATATGCAATGAAATTCTGAAGTGCTAAAGTTATTCTACCAACTGAATTCTTTCTACATGGATCATCCAGTGCAGTATATTTTGTCGTCTTCGACTCGAATGCTCTTGCTGCATCACTTCCACCCACTTTCTTATCCTTACTAACCATGTTAGTTCCAGATTGATTGTCTGGAGTATACTTTCCATCAATCTTGGTTGCTTTAACTTTATTACCTGGATGACCTGTCCATACTTCAAAATTATTACTATCATTTGCTATAAGATCATCTTCTTTAATACTTGTAGTCACTGCAGCAGGACGATCAAGCAATCCCATAATCACTGGTTGTTGTGCTTCTTCCCCATCCATGAAAAAACCAACTGCGGTTTCTCCACCGACCAATGCATGAGTCTCACCTCTTCCTCCAGTTCCTCCACCAACAATTGGGTCATTCATAATATGAGCCCAAGGGAGGTCAGATTCAGTCAATGAGTTATCCCAAGGATGATATCCAATAATTCTAACCTTAACTCTTTGACTTCCATCTCCATTCTGAGCCATTGCTAAAGATTGGTCTTTCCAAACATCAGGATGGGCTACTCGGCCAATCCACCAAGTAAACCCATCTCTTCCGAGTTGATTAGATTTAAATAATGATTCGTCTATCATTCGTCGTATACTCTACACTCAAATGCATCTGGATGATTATCACAATAAACCTCTAAGTGCTTATCTTGATGTCTTGTATGATAGTCATTAATAGCACCATCATTCTTATCTACCACATCATCCTTATGGTATCCTTCATAATTTGCATGAACATCTTTCAGATCTGATTCACTGTACTCTAACATTCCATGATTAACATGTTCCTTATGATCCTTTGGATCTAAGTAAACTTCGTGTTCTAAATCGTGTTTGATTTCTGACATAATTTCTCCTAACTTTTTTCTGGTGAAGAGAATCCATAAGAATCTCTAATTAACTTAAGTGAGGTAGTGCTCTGACTGATAGCAAAGTGATGACGTAACTCTTTAATGAGATACTTGCCACTTGCTTCATGATCTACTTCAGTTGATTGCCCTTGCTTTAAAGAAGGGAAATCACATGCAATAATATCACCAACCTTAAGGTTTATATTACACGGTACAAGAATATTTAGTGCCTGTGTAAACAATAAGTTATATCTAGAAAATGATTTTGCCATATCTGCTTCATCTCTTCCAGAAGTTTTAGTCACATCTAAACTTGTAACACCATGATCAGAAGTCCTTACTACTTGTCTAGACATATTATCAATTGGAACTGATAAATCATTTCCACCCAACTTAGTTGAAAGTTCATTCTTCAAATCATAATCATACACTGATACTCTCTGACTTCTTGTATTATAAAAAACCGTTCGATTAGAATACATTCCAACTGCCAATGCCTTTCTAAGATCAATATTCTTATCTAGTTTCCATTTAAGAATCCTACGATTATTCTCCAATTTATTATGTTCTACAGAACCTAATGATGTCCAGAAGTATGTGGTTACTTTTTTCTTTTTCTTTTTCTTGGAACCAACATCTTTTGTTGTGGTAGCAACAACCATCTTATCAATACTTCTAAAATTAAAACCATCTTTATTTTCAAAGAATAAGAATCCTGCAGTTCCTTTTGCCTTTCCATTCTTAGTTCCATCCTTACCAGATGTTCCTTTGACTCCACTCGCAGATAAAGACTTTGGTGATAACCAATGAAGTATATGAAATGGTTTCTTACTGTTACCATAGAATCCAAATCTATTACTAGTCTTCTCAACTTCAGAGATATTATCGTCAGAAATTTTCAATTGATCCTTTAGAATACTTTTAACATGAGTATCAATTGTATTGTCCTCAGAATATTTCTTATAACATCTTACAGTTTCGTTTGCAATGAATGCTCTTGAAACTAAATTCAAAGTAAAAGTTTCTGATTGTCCTTGTGCAGCTAAATTACTTACCTTATAAACATATAATGAATTATCATCATCCCCCTCACCATCTTCCTTTCCAAAAGTGAATGTTCCTGATGCTGTTTCATAACTCATTGCGACTCTCTCGCCACCACGTATCGGCAACTCACTGACGAGATTTATATTCGTCATGACCTGTAGAGTCATACTTACAGTTGGTTCTAAGATATCTTCAAAGTAATCTGTAGATTGAACAGCATTAGTCAAGTCAATTCTCTTTGATCCATCTACGGATTCGAGCATCAGATAATGATATTTTAGTGCCGATAGTGCTTCTGCCATTAGTGAGAGAGTTTATTAAGTAAGAACAGTTCTGATATATTTACTACATCAGATCCACCACCAACTGTATCATTACCTGCTTTCGACTGTGATGGAGGTGGTTGATTGGAAGTTGATGCATTAATTATTGGTTGAACATTTTGTGAATCTATTGGATATAATATAACTGGATTTTTAGATGAATTTGTAATGTATTGTTGTTCTAAAGCCTTTGGTGTAATTGCTGCAGACTTCACTAATAGTCCTTCAATCTTGGCAGTCAAGTGTTGATACGTTCTACGATCCTTAACATCAAGTTGTGATCGAGTATTTATTAACTGATCAATCTCTTTATTGATGAGATCCTTTTGTTTGGATGCCTCTGTTTTAAATCGATTCTTAAACTGCTCCTTTTCCAAATTTCTTTGATACTCAAGAGTACCTGGTCCTGCATTCCATTCTTCTTTACTTAAACCATGACCTTTAGTAATATCACCGACAATTAATGTCGCAGCAAGAGATGCAGGATTTTTAGTCGCTGCAGAAGTAATCACTTTTGCTGCATTGATTACTGGTTTTATTTTATTTTTAATTTGTATTCTTCTATATTCAAGTTCACTAACTGTTCTCAATCTAGAAGTTGCATTACGAGGGAGTTTAGGAGTCTTTGGAGTCTTAGGAAGTTTTGGAGTCTTTGGTCCTGTCAGAGATCGTCGAGCATTTTCTGGAAATCCAGTTAATGATCCACGTATTGCTGTTGATGCTGTTGTTGATGTTGTTGTTGATGATCCTGGAAGTTTAGGAGTCTTTGTAATCTTCGGAAACTTTGCAGTAGTCGGAAGTGGAAGTTTTTCTGCACCATCAATATCTACATTAGCAGTTGATGATCCATCTACATCGTTACCACCACCTTTCTTTTTATTTTTAGCAAGAGCAGCAAGAGCAGCAATCAACGCACCCAATGCAAGTATTGGTAATAAATTAAATCCACTTTTCTTTTTTACATCACTCTTTGATGGTAACTTAATTCTTTCCAACTCCTTAGTATTCTTAGATACTATCTTTAAGAACTTATTAAAGTCACTCTCTTTTCTGAACTTTATTTTCCTAAGAGCAACAGTATTCTTAGTGGGTTTTATCTTTAACTTCATACTGTTATATTACATTCTGCTGCTGTTTTAAAGCACCCATACATATCAGTGTTTCTAGAATCGAACCAAGCAATATCAGAACTAGTAGTGGTATTTCCATTAGTATTCACTAATTTTTGTCCATTACCAGTTCGATTACCACCACCTGTATTAAAGGGAATTATCGTAGCACCATTCTCATTGTTATTTTTATTAACTGAAGATACTTCATTAACTTTATTTTTATTTTCTACTTTATTTTTATTTTCTACTTTATTTTTATTTTCTACTTTATTTTTATTTTGATATTTTGCGTCTACCTGATTAACCATATTTGCTGCAGCCTTACTAAATTTTACACTCCAAGCTGCTACTTTAAACTGATCTTCCCTTCCCAACCATGAAGCCCTTATCTGTGCCATGTTATCGGGTACCAATTGACCATCTTTAACTCTATATGGTACTTTATTACGAAGATTTTCTGGCAATTCTTTTATCATCTTATTGAACAATGCCACCTTATTAGCATTTATTTCTTCATTCTTATTAGATTGATTATCTTTTAAATTGGAAAGCTTAGAATCAAAATTTTCTAGGTCGGAAGTTGTTTGTCCTGTATCACTAGATGCAACAAAACCCTGTTCTTCTAATTTTTTTATTCTTTTATCTATACTATTTGTCTTTTCACCACTCTCATTCATTTGATTTCTTTTTAATTTTAATAAAGCAAGTGTTCTTTCCTCACCAATTTCATTGATAGATGCACCAACTCTTGAATTCATATCGGTTATATCTGTATCACGAGTAAAATACTTTACAAGAGGAACATTTTCAGCAATAAGATCCTTTAGAATAAATTTAACTATCGGTGTTATAGCTTCTCTAAATTCTTTTTTTGCCAATAACCATACTAATCCTCCAGTAGCAAAACCTAACACCCAAGGATTTGTAAGTATACTAGTAAGTCCACCAATCAATCCAATCAAACCACCACCAATACCCAATAAACCACCAAGTCCACCAAACAATCCACCAAACAATCCACCTTTTTTACCTCCACCACCAAAACCTTTTGCCGTCTGAGCAATTGATTTTTTCAATGCCATAGCAATCTCAAAGGTTGAAGCAAGAGATTTCTTAATTGCTGTCAGATTTTTTTGTAGTATCTTTACTGTCTTCTTAGAACCAAAGAAATTTGTATATGCTGCTCCAAATTTCTGAGACTTATTATCACTTCTGGGTTCTGATATGTTCTGCGTTTTAGTCTGTAATGATCTAATATTATTCTTCGCAGCACTAATTAAACCTCCTCCTGCAGGTCTAATTACTCTTGTTGGTTTAAAAAATGGAGAAATTGCCATCTACCTATTTGCCTGTTGTGCTTTTAAATTTTCCTCTTCAATGTATTGATTTAAAAGACCGAGATATACTTCTCGCTCCCACGGCATCATGTTTTCAATCTCAGTTAGTGAGTATTTATGGTGTTGCATCAACGAAAAGTTAAGTTTATAATATGACTCAAGATCAATATGAGCCATAATTAAACGAAAAAACTCGTTAGACCCTCCAACGTCACGTCACTTTCAACTTTTGTGTTTGGATTCTTTACTTTGATTGTATGCGATAACTTAGGCATAGTCTCAAAGAAAGTCTCAATCTGCTTAAATTGACCAGAGTTTAACCCTTCCATCCACTGAGTCAATTCTTTTTTAGTACAGTCAGAAGCTGCCCAAGACTCTTCTTCATTATAAACTACATCAATACATGATGAGATAATTTCAAATGACTGTTCAATTTGTGCAGCATCTTCTGCACCAAAATCAAAATTACTTTTAACAAATTCATTAAGAGAAGGATACTTCATTCTTAATGTTAAATCATCATCTAATTCAATATCAGGACTATGCTCCTTTGGTTTATTAACCTTTATCTCATCAATATAAATTTTGACTTCGACTTGAGTTTCTTCATCATCGGGACATGTCACAACTAAATCAATTGCTTCTCCAACTGACTTCCCTCGAATATTCAAAAAGATATATTCAATATCAAATGTTGGTAGGTCATCAACTTTAATTCCCCTTGTACTGATACAAGACTTCAAAGTTGTTTTAATGGCATCAGTAATTTGTTTCTGATCTCCACTTTCCATTGCAAGAATTAATATCTTCTCTTCTCGTACAAGAAATGGACGATATTTTATCTTCTTCCCAGAAGAAGGTAGTACCAACTCATAGGTTGGAGTAGTAATTTTTGGTAAAGGCATAATCTTTATAGCACCTCAGTGTAATTATTTAGATGGCAATTCTAACCTCTCCATGTTTTTCAACAGTGTGTCGTAAGTAACTAAAAGTAACTGACACTTGAGTGATTGTACTACCCTCATATGTTAATGGTATAGAGTTAAGAGTTCTTGGGAACGCATCAATAAACCTATACGTTAACATAGGTTGATTGGTGAATTTCTTCTTCTTTGCATTTGGACTCTGTACAAGATCTCTTTCAAATTTAGTAATTGATAACACTCTCTTATACTCATCAGGATATCTCATCCTTGCATATGAATTCCGTTCTCTATATTGATTCAATTGGCCAACAACTCTTCCATCATATCTACCATTACTCTCATTGTGTATTGGATTAATATAATTCATCCACTCCTCAAATAGTCTCAAAATATTATATTGATTATCCACATAGAAAGTTAAATCAAATTCAGTATATAATCTTCTTGTAGCAATCTTCTCAAGCATTCCCTGTCTAGATCCAGGTTCTTCTACAACATCAAAATCGGTTGAAGGAAGAGTTGCATCAGAACATAAGAAGTCATACTTCTCATCTGTGGATTTAACATCCAAAAAGAGACCGCAATTAGTTAAGTATTCAAGTAAATCCAAATCATTACCCGTAGGGGATCTACGAACAAGATCCAATGAAACCTTGAACTGACTTGAGATTGCAAGTTTGGAAAGGATCGAACTTGCGTCCGACATATTCAAATATAGTGATTCCGTATCGACAGACATCTAAATAGATTTTATAGTTATACTAATATATGTATGTCCAAAAGTGGTAAATATTATCCGAGGTATCCCAGAAAGTATAGAGGAGACCCAACTAACATAGTTTATAGGTCACTTTGGGAAAGAAAATTCATGAACTACTGTGATATCACAGAGAGTGTTAATGAATGGGCCTCTGAAGAATTTTGGATTCCATATAGATCACCACTTGATAATAAAGTACATCGTTACTTTCCTGATTTCTTTCTTAAATATAATGACACAAATGGTAAACGACGATCAATGGTTGTAGAAGTCAAACCAGATAAAGAAACAAAAATGCCAATCACAAATCCTAAAAAGAGAACTAAGTCGTGGGCATATTCTGTTAGAACATGGGCCATCAATCAAGCAAAATGGAAAGCAGCAAAAGAATATTGTAAAGACCGTGGATACGAATTTAAAATTATGACTGAATACGATCTAGGTATCAAAAAATAATGGGAAGAAAAACATTAAAACAAAGACAAGAAAGAGATGCTGCTCGTGCTGCAGATGCAACCATTGGTGGTAGAATCAAAGCAAAAGCAGAAATGTCTGGTGGAACTGATACTGACTGGTATGCTAATGAATTATATGCTGAACTTTCTGAAGTAGCAGAAGTACGATTCCCAAAGATAGGAGAGTTATGTTACTTCTCATACTCTGCTGCATACCCAGACAAGTATCCTTATTGGGATAGAAGACCACTCGCATTTATACAAGCATATGAAGAAGATAAGATCCTTGCATCCAACTTACATTACCTAAGTCCCAACTATCGTGGAGCAGTTGCAAAAGGCTTGATAAATAAAGTTAGTGTTACTTTACCAAAGAAGACATTACATAAGTATTTCTTTACTAATATGGGAGATACATTCATTATACCCAATGACTCTGATGAATGGGGAAGTGTTGCAGAACTGGTAACTGAGAATTTCGTTAATAAATATGGTCGGAAGGTCGAATTACAAAAAGTTTGGGATAACCCTTAATGTCAGACGACGCAAGTAAATTAAAAAAAGTAAAGATAGAAACTAGCGTAGACTTTAATGCTAGTGATGTTAAAATTGATGGTGTAGAATTATATTATTCTCAATCTGGAAAAACAGAACTAAGAGATACTGCTGGTTTAACTATATTCAATAATGGAAATTGGACTACACAAGCAAAGAATAGAGTTCCTAAGTTCACACAACTAGCTTTAGAAACCAGTGTGAGTCGTTCTGTCATACAAGCATTTAAATCTAGTGGTGGAAATGCAAATGGTTATGTATTACCTTCTTGGATAATAGGTGAGAATGATTGGGATTCATCATTAACAGATGAAGAATTATCAGATCTAGGAGTAATTGTTCCTGGACAACCTGTTTCTGATGATGAAGGGGCATTAGAAGAAAATAATAAAAGCGATGCTTCAGTGATGGAGAAAAAAATACCTTGGGAAGGTTTCGATGCAGAAATGTTTGCCAATGATTTTGGAGGAACAGACAATATATTACAGCAACTTAGTCTACGTAATCTAAAGTATCCAATCGATGCTGACTATGGAAATACGCAAGACTATATTCAAATAAATCAGTTCACATATAAAGCACCAAATAGAAATGTAATATTCGGATCAGAAGATACTCAGTCATTTGCAGCACAAATAACACAAGGCATTCCAACCACATCCAAAATAGAAAAAGCAATTGGATTGGTTAAACTTCCAATGCCCAATGATCTAAAGGATACAAACAATGTCAGTTGGGATCAAGATCAAATGAATACTCTGACTGCTGCAATGGCAGGTGCAGTCATGAGAGGAATTCCCGATGCATATAATACTATATCAGAGGTAGTGACAGGTAATTTGGGAATCAAAGGGTTATGGAATAAAGCACAAAGTGCTGGTGCTAGTATGCTTGGTGAAGGAAAAAAAGTATTAGATGCAGTAAATACCCAAGGATCTCAAGCACAAGCAATGGCCCATAGCATGGTAGGATCAAGTGTTCTTAATATGCTTAATATGAGTGCTTCATCAGAATCAATCTTGGCAAGGGGATTCGGTGTCATTCCAAATGACAACATGGAATTACTCTTCAGAAGTCCAACTCTAAGAGAGTTCACATTCAGTTGGATTATAAGTCCAAGAAGTAGAGAAGAAGCAAAGAAAGTCAATAATATTATTCGATTCTTTAAACAAGGTATGGCAGTTAAAAAGAAAAAAGGAACTGCTGGAGGTGCATCACTATTCTTACATACACCAAACGTTTTTGATATAGCATTCAAAACTTCAAAGTATAAGAACGAACTCACGAATGAAAACATATCTGTCATGAAGATGAAGACATGTGCATTAGTTTCATGTGGAGTAGAGTATACTCCTGGTACAAGTGGTTGGCAAGCATATGAAAAAGGTCAACCAGTATCTGTAACAATGGCATTACGATTCAAAGAACTCGAACCAATATTCGATACTGATTATTCAGATAATTATTTCGACTTCATGGATAGAGAAGATCTAGATCCAGTTTCAATGGATGCGGTAGGATACTAAAATGGCATACTTCAACGAACTACCAAACATAGCATACCTCTCTCGTCTTCCTTCTAAGAAAAGAAGTAACGAAAGAATTGATGTTAAAAATATATTCAAGAGAGCAAAACTCAGAGATGATATTGATGCTGCTGCAACTGCATTCACATATTATCAAATCAAAGAAGGTGAAAGACCAGACACTCTTGCTCAACGAGTCTATGAAGATTCAGAATTGGATTGGGTTATATTAATATCAAATAACATTACCAACATAAGAGATCAATGGCCGTTAAATCACTATGATCTACATCAATACATGTTAGATAAGTATGGTTCTGAAGCAGGTATGCAAGGAGTTCACCACTATGAAACTACCGAAGTAAAAGATAATTTTGGTAGAACTGTATTAGAAAAGGGATTAACTGTGGATACAGGATTCACAATCAAATATAAGGATTCTACAAATACAATATTAACAGTTACACCAACAGCACCTGTCAGTAACTATCAATATGAAACAGAAGTGAATGAAGAGAAAAGAAAAATTAAAATACTAAAAGCAGATTACTTATCTGTCTTCGTTACAGATATGAGAAATCTTATGCTATATGACAAGTCATCAGATTACATTGATAAGATAACAAAATCAACATATAATCCAAACGAATCTGGAGTATAAAAAAACCCCTCTTTATTGGAGGGGTTTTAATTTGGGCGGTTCTCTATTATTGAAAGGCACTCTTTCTAAGTAGAGATCTTTTGTATTCCTTTCTTGTATTAAGAGTTAACTAACTTAGCAAAGTAACTAAGCGATTCATCATCCTCGTCAGATGATGCAGATGCTACTGGTTCAGGAGTACGAGCTGGTGTAGTAGGTTCAACGAAACTACCACGACCATTATCCTCACCACCTAGTTCTTCATCAAGAACAGGACGTTTCACTGGTTGATTCAAACCAAGAACATTCTCAAGACGAGTCTTAAGTGCATCATAAGTCTTAAACTTATCTGCTGCAGTAAACTCATTAAGATCATACAACTTATTGTAGATCTCTTCTAGTTTTGCGTCATCATCAAAGAGAGCACTTGCTGTAGAGAACTCAGACTTATCATAGTTCTGATAACCTTCTACTCTACGGATCTTCAACTTGAAGTTTGCACCTTCCCAGAAATCAAATGGATTAATAGGAGTTTCATCTGCAAACTCAGGTTTCATTGCTTCTGTAATCTTGTCATGAATCTTCTTACCATACTTGTATAAGAATACACGACCTTCATTCTCAGGATTTGCAGGATCACTAACGATATAGATGTTACTGTAATATGATAATCTACGCTTCTGCTTACGTGCTATATCTTTATTAGCATCAGATCCAGAATTCCACAGTTGAGAATTATGTTCTGAGACAGGATCTTTCTGTCCTAATGTGGTGAGTGAGTTCTCAATAAACCAACCACCAGGCCCTTGGAATGCATGTGTATAAACTCTTGCCCAAGGTAATTCACATCCTTCTGGTTCTGGAAGGAAACGAATGATTGCATAACCATTACCAGACTTGTCTACGACTGGTTTCCAGATACGTTCGTCCACATTACTGTTCTTATCATTTAGTTTTTCAACTTGCTTGATAAGTTTGTCTGTTAGAGAACCTGCTCTGGATTGTTTTTTTAATTTTGCGAATGACATGTAGATTGATTGGATAATTGTTTAGGGGGGGTGGGAGGTTGGATTTATGTTTACCAACAAGTAAGGGGCATTGCTACATAAGTAGATTTTTACCTCACTGTCTGAGACCCGACTGGTAGATCGATTCTACCGTTACCGATAGCAGCACCACCTGTGTCTCATCACCTTAACTAGCCTTATGCCAGCAAGTTTAATTCAGTCACTCCCGTGTTGAAACCGTCGCTCCAACACATATATTATATACTACTTATATTTATCTGTCAAGTTGCGATTCTAAACCAGCAAGAGTTTTGTCCATTTGCTCAAAAAACTTGTCCATACCATCCATCTCATTGAATCCAAACATCTTTGCTGCTTCCAGAACCCTATTCTTAATCTCAAGGGCCTCTGGATCATCAGATAAAGAAACACGAAAGAAGAATAACTTCTGCTTCTCTAGAAAGGTCTTCATTTTATTAATATGTTCCTTCTTCTCTTCCGTTGTGGCAAAATTACTTACATTCATTATATCATGTGACAATTCATTTTGAAGTTTCTCCAACTCCTTAATGCTTTCCATAACTTGTTCTGACTCAAAAAACTTACTCATCAGTGATACCTCTCCTTTACTCGTTGAACTAAGTAGTTTTTATACTCACTCACATCAATATTTAGAAATCGATCATACTTCTTTAATTTTAAACTGACGGTTTCCCATACAGGATCAAGGAGTTGCTTATCATAATCTTCGACATATGAAAATATCTTATCATAGATTACCAATTCTTCAATGGAGAGTTTACCACCCAAGTATTCTCTCAATATGGGTGGGTGTCCATTCTTACAATCAAAGAACTCATCATAATTATAATTATCCATCATATCTTCAGAGTTACTCTTAAAAATCTCAAAGAGATTCTCCTTATGTTCTACCCATTGATCATATACTTTCTCTCCACCATCAATGATAGGTCCAATCCATACCTGATTAGAGTCAGATGCCTGACTAAAATTTGCAAGAAAGAAATTTTTAATCTCATCGTCATTCTTCTTACGTGACATTCTCTCAAAGAAGTAACGATCCTTTCTTTTATTAAATGCACCTTCCGATGATCGTGATCTTCCACCATACTTGAAGTAATCATACTTCTCTTTGGTGAAATGATTCTTGAATGATAGGTAACTTTGATAGACCTCAAGAGGTTTCATAGTGGTAATTTAGCACGAGATGTTCTCTTCATAAAATTAAGTTCTTGTGCATCGCACTTCAACTTTTCCTTTAGTGGTTTAGACATTAGTTTTTTAACAGACTCAACCTCTATTTTTTTCTCTTCACAGAAAGCCAAAATAGCATCAATATAATTAAAGTTACTATCTTTAACTAATTTTTCTACCTGTTCTGCAAACTTAGTCGGACATAAGAATTTCTCTTTCAATATGTCGTCAACATTATTCTCTGTCATTAGATTCCGTTTTATAGTTGACAAACTTCCTAATGTATTCGGTAAGAAGTTTAATATAGTGACCTTTGTTTCGTTTTTCATAGACAACGCATTCTCCATTTTCAGCCACCATAATAGTAATCAATTTTTTAACTGGTGTTCCAGTCATTTCATAATACATACATGCGTATGCAGTCTCCTGAACGAAATAGTTTTGAACCCATTTCTCAGGTTTAATTTTAGTTGCAGTTTTAAAGTCTATGACTGCAAGTTCACCATCGTACTCTGCAATACAATCAACCCTGCCAGCAAGGCCAAGATAATCACTGTATAATGATTTCTCTAAGGCATGAATGTTGTTTATACGATCCAACTTATCCTTAGATTGTAAGAATAAAAATTTAGTGGTAGGAAGAATCTTAAGATCTTTAATGTCTTTATTATTCAAATAATGTTCTACCAGATCATGATATGCAGTTCCTCTAGAGGTTGCTGCTACAGTAATCTTGTTTGCTTGTTCTTCTCCAATCTTCTTTCTCCAATTAATGAAGATATGACGATTGTAGAAACTAGTCACGGAAGTAATTGATGGGTACAACTTTCCAGATGGAACCCTATAGTATCGGGTTCCTTCTATGTTTTGTGCTTCAAGATCAACTTCTTCTTTTAAATAATCTAGATGGGTAAACATTACATACCAAGGGCAATTTTAGTTAAGAGGTACTTACGGACAAGTCCTGATCGAACGATATCATCAATATCAAATTCGATAGATTCAAAATCATCAACCATTGCTAGTATGATTTTCTTGAAATCTAAGATTCCATTCCTCTCATTGGTTTTAACAAGATCACTTTGAGCTGCGTCACCACAGAAGATGATCTTGGTATTTTCACCAACTCTTGTTATTATACTATCAAGTTCGTGAAAATTCAAGTTTTGCATTTCATCGACGATAAGAATGCAATTATCCATAGTAGTACCACGGATAAATGATGTAGACCAGAACCCAATAGTCCCTTGCCCCTTAAGAGCACCGTAGAGCATATCAAATTCAGTGTCATCACCCATCTCGAACATATATTTTACCATATTTTTATATGGTATTTGATAAAGAGATGACTTATCTTCATGATCTCCAGGTAAGAAACCAATCTCTCTTGTGGAAACTAAAGAACGAACAACATAAACCTTATCATAAGGTGTCATTTCATTCAATACTTCCTTCAAAGCAAGATACAATGCAATGAAAGTCTTACCAGTTCCTGCAGCACCATATGCAAAAATATTTTTACCTTTATCATATGATTCAAAGAACTTCTCCTGATTCTTAGTCAACGGTTTAATGTCAACCATTGCATCAGTATTGATTGGTTTCTTTCTTTTAAGTTTTTTGTTACTCATGCTACCTATTCCACTCAAGGAAGTAGCACCACCGTTTCTTTTTTTAGCTGGCATTAGAACTGATAGTCACGGTTTTTACGAACATTAGCACCTGGTTGTCTTGATGCTCTATCTAAAACCTCATTCCAACCACTTGATGCAGCTGCCCCCGTCCATTTAAACATTTCCTGAGTACTAGCAACGCCAGCTTGCCAGTCCTTATCCCATTCTGGATTTTCTTTTCTCCATTCATCATATTTTTTCATAGTCATAGAGAGTTCTTTTTTCTCTCCAGTTTCCTTATGAATCACTGGGTATGTTGGCATTTCTTTTTAACAGTAGTGTAAAGTTATTTAGACCCAACTAAGGGCTTCTGAGACTGCAGGGAACTGTGTGATAAACACTTTCCTACACGCTTCTGCTATATCCATGTGCTCTTTCTGAGTACCGTGTGCAGAACGTAGATTGATATAATGAATCCAAGAACGACATGAACCAGTCATATAGATTCTTGTAGGAGTGCATAAAGGTAATACCATTCTAGCACACTCTTTAGCAACACCATTCTCTAGCATCTGATTGTAAAGTGCTAAAGAAGAATCAAATAAAGTATTCATCTGCTTATTCAATGTCTCCACCATCTTAGGATCCAAATCATCAGTAGAATTCTGACGGTTCTTTGTATCCTGTCTACGTAGTTCTGGTAATTGAATCTTACCTAAATCTGTACTAGCAGCATACCTTTGAGAGAACTCTTGGAATGTGAAACTCCTATGACGTAATATCTGTGCAGCAATAGCACGAGTAGTCTCTATCTCCAATGACATTGATGATTGCTCGAACACAGACCAGTGGTTATGTACAATACAATACTTCAATAGACCAGCATATTTTTCATTATCCTGATTGGCAGGGTTAGATACACGGGCAATGTAACCCATAGTCTGTTCTGCATCAGGTGTGACACTAACAAATTTTACATTCATTCGAAATCCTCCAAAGTAAATAAACTTATGAGTTCTAAACCTTCTTTTATTATAGCATCTTTACCACCTTCTTGTCTATCCACAATAGTAACAACACGATTAACCTCATATCCAGCATCACGAAGAACCTTAACTGCTTTGATAGATGAACCACCAGTAGTAACTACATCTTCAAGTACAGTCACCTTAGAA